AACTCGTTGAGCAAGGAGCAGAAGAAAGTGGCGCAGAAAGCGTTCTACGCGGCATCCGACACCAGAAGGATAAACGCCCTGCTGAAAGAATACAAGGGCGACGGCTCTGAGGACGACAAGAAGATTATGGATGAGATAAACGAAATCTACAAATATTGGGACGAAGAGAAAGAGATTCGCGATAGGAAGTAGTAGAAGTTTTCGATACACTGCCAAGAGAGAGAGGGCTACCCGTCACGGGCGGCCCTTTCCATTTCATAAAACTATATACAACAATTCAGCTTAAAACGTAGATTCTGTAGGTTTGTATTTCTTTGAGTAGCGCCCTTTCTTCGGCGTGAACCTGTCGGCTTTCACCTCACGTGGTATCGGCATCTGCTGTGAGATATACAGCGCAATCGCCCTCGCCATCAGTCGGTCGTCGTGGTGTCCTTCCGCCGCCTCAAGTGTTCCTTTCTCCGTGCGCTGATACACGTTATATTCGTGCAACGCTTCTTCCTCACGCTCCACATATAGCTTGTCGTCTATTACGGCGGTGAGGTTGTCGATGATGAGTTGCTTCGTGTTCATATTCGTGTGGAAACCCCACATCTTACGGCGTGTCTTTCGTATCTTGTCGGGTGTGGAAGTCCTCGCATAGAGGTTGCGGTACACGTTGCCTATCTGGTCAAGGATGAATGTGGAGTGTTCTCCCTCGGTGTCGTTGTCACGGCTCTCAAAGGTGTTTGACTCCACGACGAGCAGCGCCGTGTTATAGAACGCCGCCACCTGTGCCATCTTCCACGCAAGTCTGTCGTGGCGTATATGTCCGTGCCATTCAGCGACAACCACATCGCCCTCACCCTCAGTTCTCCACCATCTGTCAAGGACGACAATCACGGAGTAGTCGGCACGGTCGGAGCGTCCGCCGACATCGGTAGAGACGATATATCTGTCAGTGGCACGGAACGACTTGTCGGGCATCTCCCATATCTTCAGGCATCCTTGAGCGTCGTCGACGAAATGCACATTCGCCAATGCCGCCCTGCCACTTGGCGCTTCTCCAACGATCTCGCCGACCCATCCTGGTTGACAGCATCCGCCACGCAGACGCTCCACGTTGTCACGGTCGAACACGTTCTGCCCACTGTGTGCGAACGCCTCAATGTCGTCGCTTGGGTACTCACTCGCCATCGCATCGTGGGAGCGGTATGTGCGTCGTTTGTCGATGTACCACTTTATCGCCTCAAGGGAAGCACCCTTGCGCCACAGTCCAAACAGGTATACCCCACTCTCCTCACGCACAGAGCGTGCGCTTGATTTCTCCCTGTTGTCGTATATCATCTCGGCGAACTCACGGCGTTCCTTGTCGTTGCTGAACTTCATAGAGTACAGCTCAATCTCAAACCACGGAACGAACACGGGAACACGTTTGCTGCGTCCCTCTTTAGCGTCGAGCCACTCGTGGTGGAAGAGGTTGTTCTCGCCTTTCGCCGTTGACTCCATGACATCCATCGTCATCGGCACCTCAAGGATAGACGACGATACTGCCTGTATCACATCTTCTGGCGTTTTCCCTTCCGTCTGTTTCCATAGGCCCACCTCGCTGAAATGTGCAAGGGCGATATCGCTACCACGCACACTCTCTGGCGACTGCATAGAGCCGATGGATATCACGATGTCACGCACCTGTTGCTTGTTCTGCGTTATCGTCACATCAGTTCGTGAGCCGCCGTATGGTGTGAGTTGCAGTGCGGGAGTTATCGGCTGTCCCAACAGCGACGGCGGATATTTGCGAAGCATTCGTGAGTACATAGAGCGGATGTTCATGGCGGAGCTTGATTGGTGCGCCACGATTGCGCTGTTGAGACCCTCACGGTGAACAAGTTGCAGCCACGCCATATACATCTGCACAAGCGTAGAGCCACCCCATTGTCGTGCCTTGAGGATAATCATTCGTATGGGTTTCTCGTTCAGGCGCATTCCCTCAAGTTTCTCAAGTGTGGAGCGTTGTGGTCGGTTAAGCACGAACATCATGTCGCTGCTCATGTCGGCGGTGCTTGCGTCCTGCTTGCGCTTGATGGTGACGAATGATGCCGCCCAGAAGCAGAAATCCTCTTTTATGCGGACCTCAATCAGTTGGCGCATCACCTGCTGCCGTATCTCGTCTTTGTCGCCGTCAAGTTTGTTGTCCGTGATGAACTTCTCCACGGAGCCGCTCTCCATGAGTTTGTCGATGAGTTGCACCTTACGCAGCCGCATCGGCAGATACCATGTCGGCAGTTCCTTTATCTTGAACTTGAATCTCCTCAGTGGTGCGCCTTTCCCTGTGAGCGGGTCGAACTTCTCCTTGAACACGGCGAGGCGTTTCCTGTCCTCACGGAGCATGTCGGCGACCGCCGCCTCTCTCCTTCGCCGTATGGCGTTGCGGAGTGTAACGGTTGTGCTTTTCTTGCGTTCCGCCTCAAGGGTGTGCAGTTGTTTTATCTTGTCGTCCATCTTCTCTCTCTCCTTTTTCTCAACGTGTTGAAAATGATATTCTTTGCCGTGTCGGGTTCAAGATAGAAACACGGAGCTGGGGATTCCACCACTTCCGTTATCCTGTCGATAGAGAAGTCGCCCTCGCAACGCCTTATTATCTCGTCTATCTTTCTCAACTGCTGTGGATGCTCGTTGCCTTTTGTACCCCACGTCCCGCGCACCCTCATGCGTATATATCGCAGTGCGTTCTCAGGGGAAATCCAAAACCGTGAACAGGGTGAGCAAGCCGCCGAGTACATAATGTCCTTTGCCAATCTTCCGTCTCCCAACATCTCGAGGAAGATAGAAGTGAGTTCCTCATTCCTTTCCGAGCATAACTCTTCCACAGATTCTAAACAAAAAATTAAAGACCTCGTGCAAAAATAATTCACAAATATACAAATAAAAGTCATTGGTTGCAATTTTTGAAGCGATTTTAATCTATAAATTTGCACATATTATAGATAATTTTGTATATAATGGCAACACAAGAGCAAGAGAATAAGCCCATAGAGGCGATAGAGGAGCAAGAGACTCCCGTAACGAGCAGCCGTCAGGCTTTCGTTGAGCGCATCAAGAGCCGTCACCCCGACCTCGACGACAGCGATGAGGAAGGTTTCTACTCCGCCGTCAATGCCGACTACGACGAGGATGATGAGGGCAGAGAGGAACTCAAGCGTTACCGTGAGGACGACGAGCGTCTGCGTGACATCTTCAACTCCGACACAAGAATGGCGAACATATTCCTCGGCATGGCGAGGGGAGAGAACGTGCTTGAGTATCTCATCGACAATTTCGGTCAGGACTTCCTTGACGCCATCAACGACCCTGAGAACGAGGAGGCGAGAGAGCGCATAGCGGAGAAGCAGAAGCAGTGGCTTGAGCGACAGGCGCAGAGCAGAGAGCTTGAGCAGCAGGCATCCGACAATCTCGACAAGGCACTTGACTCATTCGACGCTGTGGCGCAGGAGTTGGGAGCAGACGAGAACGTGAAAGAGGAAGCGTTCCGCAAGTTCACCGAGTTCCAACAGAGAGCAATCGTAAACGACATCGACGAGGACATGTGGCGCATCTTCTTCCAAGGCGTGACACACGACGCTGATGTGGAGCAGGCTAACGCAGAGGGCGAAGTCCGTGGCCGCAACAGCAAGATCAGCGAGCGTCTCCGTGAGCAGCGTGACCGCACACCAATGGACATGGGCGGAGCGGCGGCACGACAGGCGAGCGCACCAAGAGCGAGTCAATCAATCTTTGACTTAGCATCAAAAGCGAGATAATAAACACAAACACAACTTTAAATTTTTGAATAGAGTTTTAATATGGCAACATCAGTTATCACCGAATCCAACGCCGAAGTCGCAAAAGTCGCTGGCGTTGACAGTCAAATCACAGGCGACCTCGACGCTCTTAACGGCAGTGCGGGAGTCGCATCGCAAGTTCCTGGCCAAGCCACAACAGTAAGTGCTGCGGCAAGTGCCACAGGCGGAATCAGTGCGGGCAACTTTATCCAACCCGACATTGATGAAGAGCTTTTTAAGTTTAATTCTGACGACACCCCCTTGATGCAGTTGATGCTCAAGGCAAAGAAAGTGAAAGTCAAATCACCCGAAGTCGACCACTACCAGATTGACGAGCCTAAATACTGCGTCACCACATCGTCGGCGTTCACCGCAACAGCCACCGTTCAGGGTGTTCTCCCACTCGGCGCAAACGACCAAGCTATTCCACGCCCATTCACTACCCTTTTGGTAGACGGCGTAGACGGCTATGACAGCACAGGTCAAAACACCACCCCAGGCAAACCACTTATGCTGTTCGTTGTAGACCACGACGCCACCACAGGCAACCCAATTGTCCGTGCGTTGAACGGAACAAAGGCAAATGCAAGTGACGAGTACTGCGGAATCCCCGCAATCCCCTCTGGCACTAAGTGTACTATCCTCGGCAACGCATTGTACGAGACACAGAAAGAAGTTGACCCCGACCTTATCGTTCCACAGCCAAGCACCATCTACCTGCAGAAGCGTGGTATGAACCAGATCGTCAGCGACTACTTTGATTCACAGAAGAAGCGCATACCATTCACCAAGAGTGTTATCGCCGAGGCCGCTATCGCCAACTTCAAGACCCGTGGCAACCGCACCCTTTGGGCAGGTCGTCAAGGCAAGTTCAAGCTCAACGTTCCAAAGATGGGTATGCAGTATGTATACACCACCGAGGGCGTGCGTTGGCAGTTCAAGCGTGAGTTGCAGCACACAGGCACATGGACTGTAGAGAAACTCATCGCACTCGCAAAGATGTTCTTCACAGGCGAAGATGTTCCCAAGAGCGCAATCGTTCTTGCGGGCAAGAACTTCCTTGAGGGCATCCAGTGCATCGACTACAGCAAGCACCCCGAAATCCAAATCACCACCAAGGTCAACCCTGTTGGTTGGGAAGTTACAAACATCCACACCGTATTCGGTGATTTCCAAATCAAGCGTGAGCCTACCCTTGACCGTCTTGGATGGAGCAACAGCGCAGGTATCTTCGGCGAGGACCGCCTTGTACACTACACCTACAGCGCAGAGCATTCGTTCAACGACAGAGTAGAGGGCGAGGAAGCAACTCGCACAGGCATTCTCATTTGGGATGCCCTCGCATTGAAAGGCTCTTGCCACATTTGGGTAGACGGCGAGACTGCGTCAAGCAGCGTTGACACCGCCACCGTCACTTTTGAGTTCTGGGATTCTTCCAAGGACGCCACTGATGCAAGCGATGTTACCGACGGCGTAGCATACTATCTGCTTGAGGACAACACCGACATCAACACCAACGCTGTGGCTGGCACCATCTGGCTTGCAAGCGTGAGTGGCTCAACAGTGACATGGACTGAGTACAACGGATTACTTAACGCATAATAATATTACACACTAACCTTTGTGTCTTGATTGAGAGTGGCGGACGGGCAAGAACCGCTCCGTCACTTTTGGTTAAGGACACGAGCAAAACACAGAGACATGAAGAGTGAATTAATGAACAAGACTTACGGAGTGAGCGGACTATTGGAATGGAGCGCCGTCATCAAGGCGGGCAAAGCAGCCATCAACGTGATGTTCTCAGGCGGCAGCCTTAACGGATACGGAATAACGCCCGCCACTTACACCACATCAAACGCCATCATTCAGGCGATTATCGAGAACAGCGCATATTTCCAGAGCGGCAAGATCAAGCTGTTAAGCACCGCCCCATTGGTAGACCCATTGAAAGAGGTTGTCACCGACCTCGACACCGTAGGCAGTGTGAAACCCAAGAAAGAGGTTCTTGAAGTGTACAACTGTTCCGACGCCCGCATATGGCTCAAAGAGCATAAGAACATCAGCGTGGTGGGCAAGAGCAAGAACGAAATCAAGGAGATTGCCGCCGCAAACGGCATCTCTTTCCCCAACCTGTTTAGAGAATGAGTTACTTTCTCGTCACCTCCATAGTGGACCATGTCAAGGTTATCCTTGACCAGAACCAAGAGGAAAGCACTATCCTGCAGAGCGAGGACAATGCCCTTGAGCTTGACGAGATAATCCGCCAAAAGATACTCCATGCGGCGAGGATACTCCTTGAGACGAGCGACGTGAGTGTGTTGGGTGACGGAAAGACCGCATATATTCACAGGCCAAGCGATACAGAATGGATTGACCCTTCCACATGGCAAACACCGTACTATGGCGATGTCTTGAATATAGCGGAGAAAGAGGAATGCGAGTATGGCGATTTAAGCGTGTGGCAAATGGCGATGCCGAGCGACTATCTCCGTCTGCTCTCGTTGCGAATGGAAGATTGGAAACGTGCGGTACACACGACAATCCCATACGAGAGCGCAGAGTATTCTCAACTACAAAGCGGCAACATCGGCATCACGGGAAATCCCGAGCGTCCTGTTGTCGCAGAG